AACACAGGCACCCCAGGGCACCTTCGCGGACCCCGGCGGGCAACCCGACAAAGCCGAAGAGCTGCAAGCCAAGTGGCAGGTGCAGCCCGGGCAGGTCTACAAACTCGGCAAGCATCGCCTGATGTGCGGCGACTCCACCCAACGGGCAGACGTTGAGCGTCTCATGGCGGGCGAGTTGGCAAAGCTGATCTGGAGCGACCCGCCCTGGAATGTGAACTATGGCGGCAGTGAGCATCCATCCTACGGAGAACGAACCATCAACAATGACAACCTTGGGGAGAGGTTTAGCCATTTTGTGAATTTGTTCGTCACGCAGATGCGCAGTGCCTGCCACCCCGGAGCGCCGATTTATATTGTCATGGGTGCGCAGGAATGGGCCGTCATCGATCAGGCATTGACCCGCATCGGCTTTCACTGGTCGAGCACGATCATCTGGGTCAAAGATCAACTCGTCATGTCGCGCAAGGATTATCACACGCAGTATGAACCGATCTGGTACGGCTGGGATAACCGTGCGCCGCGTTTACAGAAGATCCCCGACCGCAAGCAATCCGATGTGTGGATGATCGACCGACCACGCAAGAGCGAAGAGCATCCGACCATGAAGCCGGTGGAGCTGGTCGAGCGCTCGCTTCTCAACTCGTCCGGGGCTGGGGATATCGTCCTCGACCTTTTCTCAGGCTCAGGCACCACGCTGGCAGCCTGTGAACGCACCGGCAGAGTCTGCTATGCAATGGACAACGACCCGAAATACATCGCCGTGGGGCTGGAGCGCTGGCACACCATGACCGGTCAGCACCCAGCATTGGAGGAACAGTGACACGGGGCAGAAAACCTAAACCAACCGCACAAAAAAAACTCGAAGGCAACCCGGGCAAGCGCAAGATCAATGACAAAGAGCCGAAGCCCGACGTTGTCATCCCGGAACCGCCCGAACATTTGGAAGGCATCGCGCTCGAAGAGTGGTACCGCATCACCCCGGAGCTCCAGAAGCTGCGCATGATCACGGTGCTTGACCGTGCGCCATTGGTCGCTCTCTGCCAGGCGTGGGGCGATTACATCAAAGCGTGCGAGAAGCTCGAAGAAGAAGGCGAGGTCTTGATGTCGGATAAGGGCAATGCCTACCAAAATCCCTGGACCGGCATAAAGACAAGTGCTATGGATCGTATCCTGCGCCTCTCTTCTGAATTTGGCATGACGCCCTCTGCGCGATCACGCTTAAAGGTGGAGATGCCCACCGAAGAAGATGAGATGAAATCCATTCTCACCCGCAAACGCGAAAAAGGACCCAAACAGTGAGATGGCGCGTCACAGGAAGGTACATCTACACCCTGCCGAACAATACGCACAGGACGTCATCGATGGCAAGATCGTAGCCTGCAAATGGGTACGGCTTGCTTGTGAGCGCCACTTTCACGACCTGAAACACGGTCACGAACGCGGGCTTTACTTTGACAGAGAAGCCGCCGAGCTTGTCCTGCGTTTCAAGGGTATGCTCAAGCACTCCAAGGGCAAATGGGCAGGGGAAAATCTCATCCTCGAACCGTGGCAGCAATTCCGCACCTGGTGCATGTATGGCTGGATGCGCGAGGATGGCACGCGGCGCTTCCGATCGTCGTATACAGAAGTGGCCCGCAAGAACGGGAAATCTACAGATGGGGCTAGTGATGGTTTGTATCTGGGCTTTGCCGATGGCGAGCCAGGCGCTGAAGTCTACAGCGCTGCGACGAAGCGCGACCAGGCCCGCATTGTGCATCAGGAAGCCATCCGCATGGTGCGCAAGAACAGGACCCTGAAAAAGTACATCAAAATATTCAAAGACAATCTCAGTCTCGAAGATACAGCCAGCAAGTATGAACCGCTGGGCGGCGACTCGGACAGCATGGACGGGTTGAACGTTCACGGCGCCATCGTCGATGAGCTCCACGCCCATAAGAACCGGGAAACCCTCGAGTTGCTCGAGACCGCCACCGGCGCCCGCGAACAGCCGATGATCATCATGATCACCACGGCGGGCGAGAACCGAAAAAGCGTCTGCTTCGAAAAACACGAATATACCCGCAAGGTGCTTGAAGGCTGGAAAGATGGCAGCTATGTAGACGACACCTGGTTCGGGTTGATCTATTCGCTCGATGATGATGACATAAAAAACGAACGCTACTTCGACGAGAAACTATGGGTAAAAGCCAACCCAAACCTTGGCGTGTCCAAATCTCTCGAAGATCTGCGCATGAAAGCCAAACGCGCTTCACAGATGGCAGCCGCTCTCAATAACTTCCTGCGGCGCGAGCTCAACGTCTGGGTCACTGGCACCGTCAAGTGGACGAACATGGAGAAGTGGCGCGAGGCAGGCAAGGCAGACCCAATCCCTGCGCTCGAGAAGCCTGAAAAGCTGAAGAAGCGTTCGACCTTTGGCGGGCTCGACCTTTCGAGCGTGTCAGATATAACCGCTTTCATCATGGTATTCCCTGCGCCCGATGAATATATCGATATTGTCTGCCGCTTCTGGATTCCCGAAGACACGCTCGAAGTAGTGCCAAATTATCGTTCCACTGACGATGCAAAGATGGTCAAGCAGTGGGTCAAAGAGGGATATATTGAAGCGACGCCCGGCAATCATATCGATCATGATTTTATTTACGCCCAACTGGAAAAGGACGCAGGCAACTTCACGATCAAACAGGCAGCCTTCGACCGATGGGGAGCGTCCAGTGTTACCCAAACCTTGGAGAAGATGGGCATGAAGATGGTCGAATTCGGGCAGGGCTATGCCAGCATGAACCCACCCATGAAGGAACTGGAGCGGCTCATCCTCAGCGGCAAGATTCGCCACGGCAATCATCCGGTACTGACATGGATGGCGGATAACCTCATCGCTCGCCTGGACCCGGCAGGCAACATGAAACCCGATAAGGAAAAGAGCCGTGACAAGATCGATGGCATGGTCGCGCTCATCATGGCACTCGACCTGGCATTGCGCAATCCAGTGACAAACCTCGACGATATCCTGAAAGAAAATTGGGGTATGTAAATCCTTGACTTCCCCGGGCTTCGGCGGCGTAATTGGGGCATCGATAGGAGATGAACATGCAGACAGTAAAAGACCGATACCAGGAAAAACAGGAAGAGATCGCGGAGCTTCTAAAGCAGATTCAGGCAGGGCTCGAACAGCATAATCAATCAGCCAGCAATAAGAACTGGTGCCACGTGGGTGACCTGACCAGCATCGCAGAGACGCTGACTGACATCCGCGACCGGCTGCACGGCACCGGCGAATATACAACCTACAACAGCAAGGGCAGGAAGATCACAGTTACAATCCCCTTGACAGACTAGTACATGCGTTCTAAAATAGACCTCGATGAACGTCAGGGTGCCCCCCTCACCCTGGCGTTCATCATTTAATTCGTTTGACAATCCCCTTGCGAAGGCGTAAAATAGAACAGAATTACTAAACCGAATAAATGGCAGTCGCGGCTGGTCCGCGGCAAAAAAGAACCACCGGAATGATAGCCGCCCGGCAGAACTCGCAAGAGTCTGCTGGGCGGCTTTTTTGTTTCTCATGCGCAAACCCTTACCTGCTTCCCCACATGTAACAAACCCCAAAGAGGGAAAATAATCCATGCCACAAGAGTCCATTTGGTTGCAGTTTACGATCGTTGCCATTGTCATCCTTGCAATGGGTGTCATCTGGCGCGAAATGAAAAAATTCATAGACGAACAGGATAGGAAGCGCGACGAGGAACGCGAAAAACAACGGACATGGCAGGCAGAGCAGGACACGGTTCGCGATGAGCGCTGGCAGGACTTCCTGAAATCCATGCAAGAGGAATGGATCGCTCAGGAGAACGTCAACACTCAAGCAGTTCAGGATTTGATCAAGCGCGTGGACGATCTGCTCAAGCGCCTCGACGAACATGACCGCTTCACGCGGGACGCCGTCGTCACCATGCGCGAAAGGACAAACAAAGCGTGACCTTGATCTCGATCATGAAAGGTATGCATAGCGGCAAACCCGCCGCCGTGCTGGGAGGCGGTCCCAGCCTGCCCGATGATATGCGCCGCGTCCCACAGGACGCCGTATTGATCGCGGTCAACTATCACGGCTTGTATCACTGCCCCGAGATATTCGGGCGCGACCCGGACTACATGGTCTACAACGATGTGCCCTCCACCAATCCGCTCATGGAAAAAGCGGTCGAAGAGCATAAGGTCACATTGGTCAGCCCCGAACCGACCAGCGACGTTGAATTCGACGCGGATGTGTGGACGGGCTTTTTCTCCAGCAATACCGCGGCATGGTTCGCGCTGTGGCTCGGCTGCGACCCGGTCATCCTGTGCGGCATGGATTGCTACCAGGGACCCGTCAAACACTGCCCGCCCTCCGATTACCACTCGGAGATGTTCGACATGCCGCTCGATTTCTACACCCGCCCGTGGATGGAAGAAGGCTTGCACCGCCTGCCTGGTGTGGAAAAGGTGAAAGTGATGAGCGGTCCGCTGGTGGATGTGTTTGGAGCCTACGCATGAAGTTCGACGCGACCGACCTCCTGCTATTGACTGGCGCCGCCTGCATCGTGTGGGGCGTCGCGCAGATATACGTCCCCGCGGCGTGGATCGTGTCTGGAATTTTTATCATTTCGTTTTCGTTTCTGATCGCAAAGGAAAGAGCTAATAATGCCTCTTCTGCAAAGCCTGATCAAAAATAGCGCGCCGAAGGTCGACGAGCAGAACAGCTTGCGGGCTGACTGGGAGTCTTCCTACGGCAAGAAGACGCAATCGGGAGAGACCGTCTCGGTCTTTTCTTCGCAGTGCATCGCCACCGCATACCGCGCCAAAAACATCATCTCGGACGCGGTCGGGATTATGCCGCTGAAAATGTACACGCGCACACCGGACGGTTCGATCCTCAACATCGAGCCTGATCCTGTCACTCGCAACATGCCCTACCTGATGCAGATCTCGCCTAACCTGTGGGGTTGGACGCCCTTCCAATTCAAGAAGGCGATTGTCGAATGGTTGTTGTTTCACGGCAATGCCTATCAGTGGCGCCCGCCGTCTTCGCCCGCGCAGGTCTTCATCCTGCCCGCCAATAAAACCCGCCCGGTCTTCGACCTGCAAGGCAATCTCTGGTATGAGCATCGCTTTTCAGGACAGCCCAAACCGTCCTACATCCCCGGCGTGGAGATTCTGCACACGTTGATCAACCCTGACGAGACCGGCTGGATGGGGCGCGGAGTCGTGACCTTCGCGCGCGAGACCTTCGGGCGGCGCATGGCGGCGAATAAAACGCAGTCGAAGATGTTCGCCCAGGGCTTCATGCCTGCCATGATCCTGCGTGTGGACGGCGATGCGAACAAAGAGCACCGCGATGCCATCCGGAATGCCTACGAAGACAGCATGAGCGGAACGGATAACGCCTTCCGCCTGGCGATCGTCGACAACAAGATCAAGGAATACACGCCGGTCGAAATGCAGACCAAGGATTCGGACTGGCTCGAAAGCATCTCCGCCACCGATGACGACATCGCGCTCTTCTTCGGGATACCCGGTCACATGCTCAACAAGGGCAAAGAGGCATACAACTCGAACGAAGAGAAGTATGAGGAGTTTGTTTCGATCACACTCGACCCGTATCTTGTCCCCTGGGAGGAAGGCGCGCGCATCCGCTGGCTTTCCAACAACGAGCAGGGAACATCCTATTTCAAATTCAAGCGCGAGGCGCTTTATCGCATGAAGGCAAAGGAACGCGCCGATATGAACGCGACCCGCATCCAAAGCGGACAGATGACGCCCAATGAGGCGCGCGCGCAGGATGAGTTGAACCCTTATCCAGGCGGCGACCAGTATTGGATGGCAAGCAACATTCAGCCGATCAACAAACAACCGGCTGTGGAGGAATAACCGATGCGCTCTTACGTTTTGCAAGCCTTTACCGAATATCCCTGGGCGATCCTGCCAACGAAGTTCGCCGTGCTGGAGGAGATCGTTTACCGCCACGTCAACGGCGAGAAACTTACCGCTGAGGAAGTGCAGGCGCGCATTCACGGCGCGGCGCGCCCGCTCAACCGCAACGTGGGCGAGACCGGTCAGCCGCAGATGGTGGCGATCCTGCCGCTGTTTGGCACGATCTTCCCGCGTGCGAACATGATGACCGAGGTCTCCGGCGCGACCAGCGCGGAGGTTTTCGGCGCGCAGTTCGATGCGCTGGTGAGAGATCCCGATATCGGCGCGATCGTACTGGATGTCAACAGCCCAGGCGGGCAGGTGGGCGGCATCAGTGAAGTATCCAGGCGGATTTTCGAGGCGCGTGGGCAAAAGCCGGTCGTCGCGGTCGCCAACCACATGATGGCATCCGCCGCCTATTGGATCGGCTCGTCCGCCGATGAGATCGTCGTCACGCCCGATGCCGAAATCGGTTCGATCGGCGCGTTTGCTGTGCATCAGGACGTGAGCAAACAGCTCGAGCAGGACGGAGTCAAGATCACCATCCTGAAAGAGGGCAAATTCAAGACCGAAGGCAATCCCTACGAGCCATTATCCGACGAAGCCCGCGCGGTCATTCAGGAGCGTGTGCGCGAGGCATACGACTCATTCGTGAGCGCCGTCGCCCGCAACCGCGGCGTGGATGCCGACGACGTGCGCGGCGGATATGGCGAGGGCAGGATCGTCAACGCCAAAAAAGCCGTCCGCCTCGGAATAGCGGACCGCATCGAAACCCTCGACCAGACCGTGAACCGCCTCTTCACCCAGATGCGCGGCGGCTCTCCCTCCCCCAGGGGACGGTCTGCTGAAGAAACCAATCAAACGCCCAGCGCGGAATCCAGCGATCCCGCCGCGGCGGAGATGGAACGCAAGGCGCAGAGCCTGCGTGAACGTGTTGACCAAATTTTGAACAAGGAGAAATAAGAAATGCTCGATTTGAAAGGTCCCCTCGATGTTTTGAACGCGGCAGAAGCGGCTTGGAAGAAACAAGCCGCCGAAATTGCCGAATTGCTGTCCAAGGGAACCGAAGAAGCGACGCAACAGGCGCTGGCTCTGCAATCCACGCTGGACACATTGCAGGCTGATTACGAGGCGAAGAAATCCATGTATGACCGTCTCGTGGCGGCGAATGCCCCCTCCGATGTTGCCAAACTCTTCGTTCCCGCTTCCCCCACGTCCCCCGAGGCTGATGAAGCCAAGTCAAAGGATGTAATGACACTTGCGGAGTTCAATGCCCTGGCTCCGCGCGAACGCCTTGCCTTCGCCAAGCGCGGCGGCAAACTTGAAAAGAAGGAGGACTAAATGTCCGCAAATACCCTCACTGGTTTGATCCCCACCATTTACAAGGTCGCTGACCGCGTCCTGCGTGAGCAGGTTGGGTTCATCGGCGGCGTGATGCTCGATCCTTCGGCTGAACAGGCCGCAAAAGATCAGAACATCACATACCCGGTGGTTCCCGCCATGACCGCGTCGGATATCACCCCCGCCGCTTCCCCGACCGAACCGACCGGCATGACCGTTTCCTACGGCACCATGACCATCAACAAAAGCCGCAAAGTCCCGTTCCACTGGAGCGGCGAAGAGCAGGCTTCGGTTGGCGGCATGTACGATGCCATCAAGGAAGCGCAGATGGCGCAGGCATTCCGCACGTTGGTGAACGAAGTCGAGTCTGACCTCTTCACCGCTGTCAAGCAGAACGCATCCCGCGCGTATGGTACGGCTGGCACCGCACCCTTTGCGACTGCCGCCGACCTGAGCGACATTGCCCAAATCCGCAAGATCCTCGAAGACAACGGCGCATGGGTTGAAGGCGAAATGAACTTCGTCCTCAGCAATGCCGCCGCCGCCGCGCTGCGCGGTAAACAGTCCAGCCTCTTCAAAGTCAGCGAAGCGGGCGAAAACGGACTGCTCCGCGATGGCAGCATCGGACGCCTCGAAGGCTTCGATATGCGCCAATCCGGGCAGATTGTTTCGCACACCCCTGGCACCGGCTCCGGCTATCTGATCAACCTGACCGCCGGGTACGCTGCGGGCTCCGAGTCCTTCGTGTTGGATACCGGCTCCGGCACCATTTTGGCTGGCGACATCCTGACCAACACCAAGACCAGCCGCGATACCAGCAAGTACGTGGTGGATGCCGCGCTGGCTGCCAACGCGGTCGGCTTGAGCAAGCCCGGCAACCGCGTCGCCTGGGTCAACAACGACCCGGTCGCGGTGGGTGCTGCTTATACCGGCAACTTCGCGTTTGAGCGCAATGCTGTGCATTTGCTCACCCGCACGCCGAAAATGCCCGACGGTGCTCTCGGCGAACACGCCGTCATCACCGATGCCTATTCCGGCATTTCCTTCCTTGTCTCCATGTACCCCGCCTATCACGAAGTCATCTTCGAAGTGGGCTTGTCGTGGGGCGTCAAGGCCGTCAAGCAGGAAGCCATTGCGACCCTGCTCGGCTAAGCCGTTGCTGTAGAAACACAGGCGACCCAGGCTGATCTACCTTCCCAGCCTGTCCCAGCCCCTGCACGCGGATCACTGGCGGTCTGCGTGCAGGACCCGAGGATGCGATGACCAACATTTTGACCGATGCCCAAGCCGCGAATTTCGTCCGCACGACCACGACGGACGCGGTCATGCTGCAATTGCTGCCCCTGGTGGACGAGTATCTCAAGAATGCCACCGGGCACGACTGGGCGTCCGATGCGACCAAGCACAATGCGGCGATCACCGCGGCGGGCATGCTGTTGACCCACTGGTACGACAACCCCGCCCTGATCGGGCAGGCACCGGTCACGGTCCGCAGCACGCTCGTGCAGCTCGAAGCCGAAGCCTTGAAATATCGCAAGTACGAATTTGCGGGCATCACCGGCGCGGGCGGAATCTCCGTCCCCGGCGCACGCCAGGGCGACGACGTGGTCAAACTGATCGGCACGTATGGCGTCAGCGGCGATCAATCGGCGAACTTCGAAGGCACGGTCAGCGAAGACGACCAGATCCAGCAGACCAATTCGAACGACCTCTCCGATAACCTGTATGTGGTCGTCCTCAAGCATCCCGCCGACGACGTGAGCGCGTAATGGCGAATTTCGATGTGCAGGTGAGTGACCTGCGTTACCGCATCACCTTCCAATCGCCGACCATCAACAAGGCGGCAAGCGGCGCGCAGACGGAGTCGTATGCCAACATCGCCACCAACCCGACCGTCTGGGCGCAGATCGTTTGGGATCACGGGCAGAACGTCGTGGTCGCCACCGACGCGGAACGCTCTGAAAAGCGCGGCACGGTCACGATCCGTTACCGCAGCGACGTGTCGGATAAATGGCAGGTGCTGGTGGACGGCAACGCCTACAAGATCATCTCGCCGCCCGATCACGTGCGCGGACTGAACCGCTGGACCGTCTTCCGCATCGAGCGCATCGAAGGGACCGTGTAATGAAAGCCTCTCTCTCTTTCAAAGGTCTCGATGCGTGGATGGAAGATCTCGCCGCAGCCGGTGAGAACGTGGACGACGCGGTCACAGAACTGCTGACAGAAACCCAGCCTTTCATTGCCGAAGAACTCGAAAGGAATCTACAAAAGACTTCTGAGACCTGGACCGGCGAAACTGCTGCAAGCATCGATGTCAGCGGTGTGCAAAAAGAAGGCAACTATATCTTCGTCGAAGCCACTGCAGGCGGTAGCGATGCGCCAGGCGCGGAGTACAAGGAATATGGAAACACACGCCAGGCGGCGGAACCGTTCTTTCGTCCCACTTTTCGCGGTCATCTGCTTAAGAACAAACTCAAGGCAGGCATGAAAACCATCATGGAAAAGGCTGGGTTGAAATGACCACTGTCTTTGAGCGGACCGCCACCGCCCTGGGAACCGTCAGCCCTGCCGTGAATTTCGCCCTCGCGCCCTACAAAGGCACACTGCCTAGCGCGTTCATCGCCTACCAGTTGATCAACTCGCCCGCCGAACAGCACGCCGACGGCGCAGAGACCGAACGCAGTTACACCATGCAGTTGTCGTTCTGGGATACGGCAGGCATCCCATCCACTACCAACGTGGACGCCGCCATGAAAGCGGCAGGCTTTATGAAATCGAATGTTCGTCAGCTTCCGCAGGACCCGCAAACGCATCACTACGGGTTGGCGGTCGAGTACGTTGATATTGAATCACAGGAGTAACCCATGACCAAACAATACAGTGTCGTCGGTGTGGATAGCGTCTACTACGCGCTCGTCACCCAGGACGACGAAAATAATTACGTTGCGGGAACCCCGCAGCAGCTCAGCCAGGCGATGGAGATCAAAGGCACGCCCGCCGCTGCCAGTGAAACCCAGTTCGCCGACAACATGGAGCATGACATCGTGACCGTCGAAGGTCCGACCACGCTCGAGATGATCGTGCCGAATGTTGCCGAGGAAGTTCTCGCTGAATTACTCGGCTCGGTCTACGACTCGGCGAGCGGGCGCATCTTCGATGACGCCAACCCGACCGAAGCGCCCTACTTCGCCTTGGGCTATCGCTTTAAAAAACGCAACGGCTCATACCGCTACCGCTGGTATCTGAAATGCCGCGCCGAAAAGCCGATGGAAGAAGGCGTGAGCGAGAGCGACAAGGTCAATCTCAAGACCACCACGCTCAAGGTGACGGCGGTCAAGACTGCCTATCAGTTCGATCTGATTGGCGATGGTTCGCGTATGTCGGGTGTCAAACGTGTACATGGCGATGAAGACCTCGCCAACTTCGACGGCGCGACCTGGTTCGACGCTGTGCAAACCCCCGTGGCTGGCACACCTGACGCCTTCAGCGTCACGCCGGTTCCTGCCGACGGCGCGACCGGAGTCGTGGTCTCTTCGAACATGACCCTTACCTTCACCAACGCTTTGGCGGGCGGACGCGAAGCCGGTATCACGCTCATCAACCTGGACACCCAGGCGCCGGTGGCGGTCGCTCGCACGATCAACGCTGCGCGGACGGTTGTCACACTCAACCCGGACAGCAACCTCTCCGCCTCGACCGATTACGCGATCATCGTTCACGATGTCGTGGATATTCACGGTCAGGCGCTGACCGACGCGGTGTACAACTTCACCACGGCATAAATTTTTCACAAGGTGACAGTGGCGCCTTGCGCCACTGTCACCTGACCTCGGAAGGTAAACCATGAACAACGTAATCACCCTCACGCTCTACAAAGGCGATGACGAGGAAGAAAAAAGACTGACCCGCTCTTTCCTGCCCTGGGGCATCCTTGAAATGGCGATTGACCTTCAGGAGGAGCTTGCGGATATCGAGACCGACAAAAACGGCGCAGTGAACAACATCCGCCGCGAACATGTCGAGAAACTGACGGACTTCGTCGTGTTCATCTTTGGCGACAAGGTCACCACGGACGAACTGAAAAAAGGCGCATCCGTCGAGGATATGTTCTCAGTCTTCAAGCAGGTTTTCGCGATGGTCGGCGGGATCACGGCAAAAAACCCTACCATCGGGCAGGCGGCGAACAGGCGCAAGAACCTGAAGCAGCCAGCCCCATAAAGAACTGGGCGCGCCGTGTCAAGTACATGCTGCTCGATACCGGCAAACTTGGCAGCCTGCGCGACATTCAAATGACTGATTTCCGGGACGTGCTCTATTTCATGATGGAGTACCCCGGCTGGAAGAACGAACAACGCGACCCGCGCCAATACGTGCCGGGCGACCTCACGGACTTTGCATAAACCATCATGGGCGAAGCCTTAGAAAAACTCTCAGGAAAACTAGGTGTCGACACCACCGACTTCAAGACCGGCATTGCGGCGGCGAACCGCGAACTGCGCCTGTTGGAGTCGGGGTTTCGCGCGTCCACAGCCTCGCTGGGAGATTGGTCGAAGTCCGCCACAGGCATGGAAGAGCGCATCAAATCGCTCACCAACCAGATAGACGTGCAGAAGTTGAAAGTTGCCGCCCTGCGCGAGAACTACGAGAAGATCAAGGAAGAACAGGGCGAGAACAGCCGCGCCGCCAAGGAAGCGGAGATCGCCTACAACAAGCAAGCCGAAACCCTCGGCAAGATGGAATCGGAGTTGTCCGATTCAGAGCAGGCATTGCAGGAACTCAGCGCGGCGGAAGACGAAGCGGGCGACAGCGCCGATGAAGCCAGCGGCAAAGTCAGCAATATGGGTAGCGTGATAGACGGCATCGGCGGGCTGGTCAAAGGCACGGTGGCAGTCGTCACAGGTCTCGCTCTTGCGGTTGCAGCGGTCACTGCCGCCATCGGCGGGCTGGTATTTACTACCGCCAATAGTTCTGCTGAATTAGCCGACCTCTCTTTGCAAACGGGCATCACTGCGGAACGCCTGCAAGAGTTGAACTACATCGGCGAACAGGTAGGCACATCACAAGAAACGGTCACAGGTTCGCTGGCTAAGCTCATCCGCACGATGGGCAGCGCGCAACAGCAGTATGAAGACTTTGCCGCCGATCAAGCGGAAGCTGCCGCCAACGGCGAAGAGTTCGACGGCACGCTTGGCGATAACGCCGCCGCTTTCGACAAGCTGGGAGTCAGCATTACCGATGCGCAAGGCAACCTGCGTGACAACGAAGCGGTCTTTGCCGACGTCCTGGATGCGCTTGCAAAAATACCAAACGAGGCGGAGCGTGATGCGCTCGCCATGTCTATCTTTGGCAAGAGCGCGCAGGAACTCAACCCGCTCATCAAAGCGGGCTCGGCAGAACTTGAGCGCCTCGCGGAAGAAGCGCATGAAGTCGGCGCGGTCATGTCTGAGGAGGACGTGGCTGCCTTCGAAGCCTTCGACGATACACTGGCATCCCTCAAGATGGGTCTGCAAGGCACTCTCGGAACATTGGCTGGCGCATTCCTGCCAGGCTTCCAGATGGTCTTCGACCAGGCAGGCGGCTACCTGCGCGAGTTCGCGGATATTGTCAAATCATCCGACGGCGACTTCGGTGCCCTGGCAGATGGTCTCGGCGGTCTGCTGACCAAGATCATCGGCGACGTGGCAACCCAAGCGCCGCAGATGCTTGAAGCCGGGCTCGGTATTTTGCAGTCCATCATCGATTCCATCGTCGCAAACCTGCCCGCGCTGATAGACGCCGCCATTGGCATCATTACCATGCTGTTGGATTTCATCATCCAGAACCTTCCGATGATCGTTGACGCCGCATTGCAGATCATCCTCGCGTTGGTGCAGGGCATCACCCAGGCATTGCCGACCCTCATCCCTGCCATCGTGCAGGCGCTGCTGACCATCATCCAGACCATCGTCGATAACCTGCCGCTCATCATCGATGCCGCGTTGCAGTTGATCCTCGCCCTGGTACAGGGCTTGATCGCCGCCATCCCGATTCTGATCCCCGCTATTCCGGTCATCATCCAGGCTATCTTCGATGCGATCGTCCAAGCCCTGCCGATGATCATCACCGCCGCTCTTGAGATCGTCAACGCCCTGGCGCTCGGCTTGCTTCAAAATGTCCCGTTGATCTTGACCGCGGTCATCGAAATTCTTGGGGTCATGGCGAACTATCTCTACAGCGACGGACCCAAGATGTTCCTCGATATCGGCAAGCGGCTGATAGACGGCATGTGGCAGGGCATCAAAAACAACCTTGCCTACCTGAAGGACAACTTTGTCAACGAGATGAAGGGCGTGGTGGATGCGATCAAAGGCGTGTTCGATATGAATTCGCCCTCCCGGGTTGGCATTGGCATCGGCGCAAACCTGATCAACTCCATCGGTCTCGGCGGAGAGG